AATTTAAAACCACCAGTAAAGTCGGGAGATAACCCTCGTAGGGCATCCTTTTTAGCACGAATGGGCAATATGCCTGGCGCTGAGATGAAAGATGGGAAGCCTACCCGACTCCTATTATCTCTTAGAGCTTGGGGCGCAACGTCCAAGGAAGACGCTAAAGCAAAAGCTAAAGCGATCTCTAAGAGGAATAAATGAGACCTGTATCTGTTGGAGTTAGCCCTACTGCGGCAACATTAACGACTGTTTATACAGTCCCTACGGGGTACTACGCTCTCTTTAATCTAATGTACCTCCATAACACAACAGGCTCTACCAAAACAATTACTGTTCAATGGTATGACTCTAGTGCTACGGCTTCTTACGATATTCTTACCTCATACAGTATGGGTTCTAAAGACTATTTAAAGTTTGATGGCTCTTACATTGTGATGGAAGAGGGAGATCAGTTCCGATTGACAACTGAAGCTGGAAGCACCTTTACTGTGATTGCAACATTTGAGGTTCAAGGAGCGCAACGAACATGACCTACTTAGAACTTGTTAACGATGTTCTTATACGCTTGCGTGAGAGTTCAGTCTCTACTGTTGGCGAAACAACCTATTCTTCTTTGATTGGCAAGTTTGTCAATGATGCTAAGAGACAGATTGAGGACTCTTACAACTGGAACTGCCTTGCTCAAACAATTACTGTAACGACTACTAGTGGTACTAGTTCTTATGCTTTGACAGGTGCGGGACAGAAGTTTCGTGTCAATGACGCTCTGAATACAACAAGTTTGATTGGTCTTCGCAATATTGAGTTTGTGGACATGAACCGCAAACTAAACCTTGGTGCGCCTTCACAATCTATTCCTTCAGAGTTCTGCTTTAGCGGTGTAGATGGTAATGGAGACACCAAAGTAGACCTGTTCCCAGTTCCTTCTGGTGCTTTTACTCTGTTGTTTGACCTGACCATTCCACAAGCAAATCTGTCTGCTGATGGCACATCTGTAAAGGTCTTGGACTATTTGGTGACTCAGAGTGCCTATGCTCGTGCTTTGATTGAGCGTGGTGAAGATGGTGGAACAAACTCTAATGAGGCTTATGCTTTGTTTAGAGGAATGCTCTCTGATGCCATTGCATTGGAGTCCACTCGTTATCCTGAAGACAACTTTGTGGCGGTCTAATGGCAGCGCAACTTCAAAGTTACAGTCTCTCAGCACCAGGCTTCTATGGTCTGAATACTGAAGACTCTCCCCTTGATTTAGGGGCGGGATTTGCTTTGGTTGCGACTAATTGCATCTTGGATCAGTATGGTCGTATTGGTGCTAGAAAAGGTTGGTCAAGGGTTAACTCTTCCTCTGGCAATCTAGGTGCTAATGACGTTGGTGTAATCCATGAGTTAGTCCAGACTGACGGGACTCTTACAGTTCTGTTTGCTGGCAACAACAAGATATTCAAACTTGGCACTTCTAATGCGGTGACTGAGTTGACCTATGGTGGTGGAGGCTCTGCTCCTACCATTACTGCATCTAACTGGCAAACTGCCTCTTTGAATGGCATTGCTTACTTCTTCCAAACTGGTCACGATCCACTGATTTATGACCCCGCAGTAAGTACAACTACTTATCGCAGAGTTTCTGAGAAGTCTGGTTATGTTGCTACTGTTCCTCAAGCAAACATCTGTATTTCTGCATTTGGTCGCCTATGGGTGGCTAATACTGCTACTGATAAAACAACCATTACCTTCTCTGATCTGATTGCGGGTCATGTATGGGGGGGTGGTACTTCAGGCTCATTAGATGTATCTCGTGTATGGCCTAATGGTGCTGATGAAGTGATGGGCTTGGCTGCTCACAATGATTTCTTGTTTATCTTTGGTAAACGACAGATTCTTGTCTATTCTGGTGCTTCTACACCCGCATCTCTTGTTCTAAGCGACACAGTAGGCTCTATTGGGTGTATCGCAAGGGATACCATACAAAGTATTGGTACTGACGTAGTTTTCTTGTCAGATTCAGGTGTTCGCTCGTTAATGAGGACTATTCAAGAGAAGTCTGCACCCCTGAGAGACTTGTCTAAGAATGTTCGTTTTGACCTTTCATCGTCTTTAGCAAGCGAAACATTGGCTAATTTGAAGTCTGTTTACTCAGAAAAAGAAGCCTTTTATCTACTTGTTTTACCTGCATCTTTCCAAGTTTATTGCTTTGATACCAAGCAAACATTGCAAGATGGTGCTTCCCGTGTAACCAAGTGGGACTCAATTGCTCCTACTGCTTTACGTTCATTGCGTAATGGCGACTTGTACATTGGTAAAAATGGTTACATCGGAAAATATGGAACTTATCTTGATGACACAAATACGTACCGATTTGCGTACTACACAAATAATGCAGACTTGGGAAACCCTAACCAGATTTCTATTCTGAAGAACGTGACTGCCATTGTGATTGGTGGATCAGATCAGTATCTGTCAATCAATTGGGGATTTGACTATTCTGGTGCTTATCGTGCAGAGAATATCTATATTCCTTCACAGACAAGTTATGAGTATGGAACTGCTGAATACAATATTGCTGAATACACAAGCGGTGTGCCAATTAAGACGCTAACAGCAAATGCTTCAGGTGCGGGAAAGATTGTCCAAACAGGGTATGAAACAACCATTAAAGGTGTCTCATTTTCATTGCAAAAGATTGAAATTCAAGCCAAAGATGGCAAAATGGGCTAAGGAGAAACATCGTGTCAAATTATACAAAGACCACCAATTTCGCTAGTAAAGACAACTTGTCGCCTGGCAATCCTCTAAAGATTGTCAAGGGTACTGAAATTGATACAGAGTTCAACAACATTCAAACTGCTGTTGGCACTAAAACAGACAATGCTTCTGCCGCAATTACTGGTGGTTCAATCACAGGTATCACAGACTTAGCGGTTGCTGATGGCGGTACTGGTGCTTCTACGGCTACTGCTGCCCTGAATAACCTATTGCCTACCCAAACAGGTAACGCAAACAAGTATCTCCAAACTGATGGCACTAATGCCACATGGGATGCAGTAAGCCTTTCTACTTCTGACATTACTGGCACTTTGCCTGTCGCTAATGGTGGTACTGGTGTAACTTCATCTACTGGTACTGGCGCAGTTGTTCTGTCAAACAGTCCAACTTTGGTCACTCCCGCCTTGGGAACTCCTGCTTCTGGTACGGCAACTAACCTAACTGGTCTGCCGATCTCCACAGGCGTTTCAGGTCTTGGTACTGGTGTAGCGACATTCTTGGGTACTCCATCATCTGCTAACTTGGCTTCTGCCGTAACAGATGAAACTGGTTCTGGTGCTTTGGTGTTTGCCAATAGCCCAACTCTGGTTACTCCTGCTCTTGGAACTCCATCCGCTTTGGTTGGAACTAATATCACTGGTACTGCTTCAGGTTTGACTGCGGGTAACGTAACAACTAACGCAAACCTAACAGGTGCAGTTACTTCTGTTGGCAATGCAACCTCATTAGGCTCGTTCAGTTCAGCAAATCTTTTGGCTGCTTTGACTGATGAAACAGGAACAGGATCAGCAGTATTTGCTACATCACCCACTTTGGTGACTCCTATCCTTGGAACACCTACTAGCGCAACTTTAACAAACGCTACAGGGCTTCCAATCTCTACTGGTGTGTCTGGTCTAGGAACAGGTGTAGCAACGGCTCTAGCGGTCAATGTAGGCTCTTCTGGCGCACCTTTGGTTAATGGTGGTGTGCTTGGTACTCCATCAAGCGGTACTGCTACAAACTTGACTGGTTTGCCTTTGTCTACTGGCGTAACAGGAACTCTTCCCGTTGCCAATGGCGGTACAGGGCAGACTTCTTACACAGATGGTCAATTGTTGATTGGCAACTCTACTGGTAACACTCTGACCAAAGCTACTCTTACTGCGGGTACAGGTATTACTGTAACTAATAGCGCAGGTGGAATCACTATTGCGGCTTCTGGTGGCGGTGGATCAGGTGATGTTGTTGGCCCTGCTTCTGCGACTGATAACGCTTTGGTTCGTTTTGACACGACTACTGGTAAGTTGGTACAGAACTCGGTAGGTATCCTGAGTGATACAGGTGCTATCTCTGGTTTGACAGACATTAGTGCCTCTGGTGCTGTAACCCTCTCTGGAGGCACAGCAAACGGAGTTACTTACCTAAACGGCTCAAAGGTTCTGACAAGTGGCTCTGCGCTTACTTTTGATGGAAGTAAAGTAGAAGTAAGCAATGGAACTTT